GTCGCTCACGGCGGGTACTCCAGGCTCGGGTTGGGCATGTTAGGGTCCACCGTCACGGTGACCGTGGTGTAGTCGGCGGGGCGATCGCGGCAGACGCCGACGCGCACGCATTCGCGGTAGTCCGCGGCGCCGAATACGTGCGACGGGTTGCGCGCGCTCATGACCTGCCGGTCCTCTGCCACGTGCTGTAGACCGAGCATGTGGCCAATCTCGTGCGCGATGCACGCATCCAAGTCTGGGCACGCGTCCGGTACCCACCAGATCAGGTCGCCCTGGGTGCGGCCTCCCATGGTGCCCGTCTCTGCCGTCTGCCACACGCGATAGAGCAGCGGTGGAGGCAGATCCATATAGGTCATGTCGTCCAGGTCCCATCGGATCGACAGACGCACTCGACCTTTGGTCCACGTCGACCACATCGCGCATGCGTGCTCTGCGGCTCGTCTCTCTGGCACCGTAAACTGCGTGTCGCCGTGGATGATGCGCTCGTCCACGGGAGACATGGTCCGCCCCAGTTCGCTGACGCGATCCTCGTAGGCTGCGCATCCGGCGAGCATGGCTGCGAGTAGCTGACGGCGCATCATGGCAGAGCGAGCCCGTATCGAGAATTGAGGTAGCCGACCGCTTGCGAGCGCGACCAAAGCGCGTTGCTGGCCCCGACCATGATTTCTGCGATGCGCCCGTCGAACGACGTGTTGGTCAGTCGTCGACCGAACCTCAGGCCGTTGGTCATGTTGGACGGAGCACCAGAGGCTGCGTTCGCGGTCGTGCCTCCGCCGAGGTCGACGGTCATCGTCGTTCCGTTGTACGTGCAGTGTGCATACACCCAAGCGCCAGTAGACAGCGCAACCGTGGCCGCCTTTTCGGTGCCGTCGTTGGTGAGCAGGTGGAGCTTCGGACTGCCGCTCGTGTTGGAGGCGTAGAGGCCCCAGAATCCTTGGCCGTCGCCGAACAGGAGTTGATTGTTTGCGATGACCGGGTCGGTCGTCGAGGCGGTATCGCAGTTGAGCAACACGCCCAGCGTCCAGCCGCCGGAGGCGATGAACGAGGAGATGGCTACGCCGAGAGCAAGCACGGACCCGCTCAACGCTCCGTCGAAGTCCGGCGGCTGGTATCCGTTGATCGCGGTGCCAAGAGCCGGGTTCGCTCCAATGCCTGCACCGTTGCGACCTCCAGACGCGCCTGCGCTGGCGGTCCCCGTCCACGTGCCAACCACGTATGACCCAGCTTGCCACCACCCAGTGAGAGCCAGGTTGCTCGGCGAAAACTCGCCACCTCTGCCAACTAGAGCCAGACCTATGCCTAGATTCACTGCTACGTCCCCATGACGATGGCGTTGGTACCGTCAGAGCCGACCAGCGCAGCCGTGTTGGTGGCAATCGTCACGGTCGACCCGGACGACCATCCAAACGTGATGGTGAAGGCGGTCTTGTTGACGATGCGATACGTACGTCGGTCGGCAGGGCCGAATCGGTGCGTCAGCGTACGCCCCGCCGTGATCACTCCAGCGGCGATGACGAGCTGCTGCGCGACCGAGTCTTGCCAAGACAGCGTCTGATTGGCGTCGGATGGGAACGTGTACGAGCGAGATACTCGTGACGCGATCCAGGACGGCACCGTGCCGTCTTTGCCGATGCAGTTGATGAATTCGGTCCAGCCGGTCCCGGACTCGGTAATCGACGAGTAGTAGGCAGTCGAAAACGTGCAGTTGACAAACCGGACCTTGCCATTGGTGTTGGTCAGCGTCGTGAAATCAATCTGGCACCCAACAAACGTCACCAGCCCGGTGTTCCCGTTCACGTTGATCTTGCCGTCGTAGATGTTGCAAGCCGAGAACGTCTGAGCGTTGGTGATCGCACCGATGTCAATGGCCGTATCGTTGTGGTTGATGTTGCAATTGCTCACCATGCCGTGAGCGTCGTTGCCACCAGCGACGAACTGGATAGCAATGGCTCCTACGGCGGTGTTGTCGTTGATGTTGCAATTGGTGACCGAGGCGTTCCCACCGTTGATCGCTAGGCCAGCAGCGGTATTGCTGCGGAACGTGCATCCGTTGATTAGCAGGTACTCTCCCGACGCAATTGCCAGCAAGCCCTTGACGTTGGAGGTGAACGAGCACCCGTCGATGACGGCGCCGCCGTGTACACCTGCGGGACCGTTGGCGAGGCGCATCCCGTGGTAGAGGCCGGTGAGGTCGAGATTGAGGTACCTGGCTCGCGACGGGGCTACGTCTGACCCCTCTCCCTGCGCAATCCCGTGCTGCGATGACCCAGCAGAGTTGCCAGAGATTTTGAGATCGCGGACCTCAACGTCCTGCGCTCCGCTCGCCACGGTGAGCACGATAGCGTTGGTGGTTGAGGTGATGACACTCGACGCAGACCCGCGGCCAAAGATTTTGGCGTTGTTGGGCAGTGTCAGCCCGGACACTTTGTGATTCGTACAGCCGATCGCTAGTGCGCCATACGTACCAGCGGACATGGCTGTCATGGCAGCAGCCATCGCCGTCGTATCGTCAGCCGCGCCGTCTCCGACAGCCCCAAACATCTCCGGAAAACTTGTTTTGGACGCAGCTAGCACACGGGCGCCGTACTGCTCCAGGTACCCGCCAGATGAATTGACACTTGCGTTGGTGGCTCCACCAAACGTGCCGTCTGCCTTTCGGTACTGGATAGCGTAACTGCTTCCTCCTGGAGCCATCCAGACAGCGGCAGACATGCCGACCATGGGGAAGCACAGATACGCCGTGCCGTCCTCGTCACAGTGCCCGCACACGTCGTCCGCGGACGAGTACGTGGCCACTCGCTCCAGCACGCCAGTCGTGGACACTCGCACCAGGCTCTCAGTACCCGCTCCAAGGCCCGACACTGACGGAGGAACGACGCCCACGTACTGCGCCTCGAAGCTCGAGCCACCGGGGTCGTCCGCATCGCCAGCGGTGATCGCGATGCACGCGCTACGTCGGCCGGCAGCGGTGCGGTTGGCGTCGCTCGCGACCACGTACCTCGTGCCCGCCTCGTTGAGGCAGGCGACTTGGCCCTTGGCGATCGTCCCCGTCTCGAGGTACGCCGTGGCGATCCAGCTGCCTTGCTGCGCCGGCATGTCAGACGAGGGCGTAGCCGGCGAAGGTGGACCCGGTCTGGTAGACCTTGGTGATCTCGTAGGCGTAGGTCTGGCCGGCGACCACGGCGAGTGTGCCGGTGGAGCCGTCGGAGAAGTCCGCCTTCATGTTGCCGGACGTGTTGACGTGGACGCCTCGGACGAGCTTCGTGAAGGACTGATCTCCACCGCTGTAGTCCACGAGGATGACGCCAATCGCCGACGCGGTCGGCGTGCGCGGTACTTTCGTCGTAACGGTATCGGCCACGGCGGCCTCCCAGGGTCAGCGTCGTCCGGGGCCTTTCGCCTCGAGACGATCCAGTGCATCGGAGCCGCTGGGAGGAGTCGTTGCGCGCCGCGATTTTGCTGGTGCGGCGGAGAGAGGTGGCTCGTTGGAGGGTAGCACGTCGCTGACGTTCTGCTGGAGGAACGTGCGGTGTTCCGGGCGCTGCGCGGGCGTCGCCGCGAAGTCGAGGAGTTGGCCTAGCAATTCGCGCTGACGGAAGGGGAGTTTGTTCCCGCGCGCAAGCTGCGTCGTGAGCGCCTCGAACGTCTCCTGTTGGAGTTGCTCGAAGGCGCGAGGCATGAGCGCTTGCGCGGTCTCCGCTCCTTCGGGCGTGAGCTTGCCGCGCGAAACCTCCGCGAAGAACCGCTCGGGCTTCTCGGCATACCAGGCGTACCGGGCGAAGGATGCCTCCTCGCTGGGAGTCATCTCGACGCGTTTGTGAGGATCCAGCGGGTCCGGCTCGCCCTGCTGCGGGAGCTTGCTCGAGAGTAGGGACATGGCCCTGACCTGGCGGGTGACGATGCCGTCGGCGATCTCCGGTGAGTGCGTCGCGATGCTCTCGACCTGGCGCGATGCGTGGTCGACGAAGGCGTCGGGATCTGCCTGAAATGCGGCGACTCGAGCGAGCGTCTTCGACACGAGCTGCCGCGGCGGAGGCATGACCTCGGAGGCCTTCGCGGCGCCCTTCTCGGGGGCGGCGATGAGGCCCTTGGAGGCGCGGGCGATCTGGTCGTCGGTCTTGTTGACCCAGCGCGCAAGCGTCCCACGTTCGGCAGCCTGATAGAGCGTCTGCGCGAGCACGGCCTTGCCGCGCTCCTTCGCGACCTTCATCACGACGGGCCCGACCACGCCAAGGATTGGATGGCCGGTCATCATCGCCGTAGCGCCTGCGATGCCTTCGCGCAGGCCAAACGCGTTGTTGCCTGCGTATCGCTCGGCGCCGCCCGCAGCAGCTTCCTCCGCAGCCTTGGCAAGCTGCCATTCGCGCTTCCAGTATCGGATGTTGTCGCCGACGCCAGACTTCCCAGCAGCCTGCCCGGCTTCGTCGATGGCCTTGATGGTCTGCTGATCGAAGTCTCGCAGGAACGCCTTGTACGCGTCGCCTGCGTGACCGCTGACCTTGCTGACCTCGTACGCGTTCTTTGCGAGCCCTGAGCGAAGATAGAAGGCGTCGGCCGCGTCGATGGTGCCGTCCTGAGCGACCTTGCCGGAGAGCTTGAGCGCCTCCATTTCGCGGCTGACTCGATTCCAGAAGGCCTCTGCGCCTGCTGCGCGAATCGGGTCGCGCATCATGTTCTCGACCTCTTGGCCGGCCTTGGCAAACACGGAGGTCATGTCGACACGAGCGGGCGTGCCCTTCACGGCCTCGCTGAGACCCGTAGCGATGCGGCCCCCCATGTCTGCCTGGATAACCTTCTGGAGGTCATCCGCTCGCCCGACCTTGCCGACCTGCCACATGCTGGCGTTGTCGCCGACGTGCTCCTTCAGCACTCGGTTGACGTAGTCACCGACGGCTGCCTTGGCCGTGCCTTGATCTGCGGCCACATGCTCGAGCGCGTTGCGCATCTGCACCTTGGTCGCGCCGAGAGAGTCGAAGGCGAGGTCGTTGGCGAACCTCTTCCCTGCCGCGGTCGGGTTGTCAAAGAGCCCCTGAGCCTTTGGTGCAGCGCCCTGGGCTCCCAGATCCACGCCCTCCCGGACAGCCATGTCCGTCGCATCGCGTGACAGCGCCCGCGACAGCCCCGCCTTGATGCCGCTTCCCGCGAGTGAGAGACCACCGCCGAGGGCGGCGCCAACTCCAGCCCCGTAGAGTGAGCCCGTCCCGATCGCCGAGAAGAGCTTGTCCGCGGCTACGTCGTGGTCCTGGAGTAGTTGCTCTCCCGCGTACTCGCCACCGCCGATGATGCCGCCCTCGACGGCGCCGCGGACGCCAAGCTTCGCTGCTGCGACGCCCGCCTTGCCGAGCGCCGACGTCGCTTGCACGCCAGCGCGTGCAAGGCCCTTCGTGGCGAGCTGCTCCGCTGCTCCGCCAGCGCCAGCGACGAGGCCGGTACCGGTGCCCACGATATTGCCGACGCCGTGAGCGTAGGGGCTAGCGACTTTCTGGTCGGAGACCTGTTGCGCGTACTTGTCGCCGACGTCTTTCCCGAGCGTCGCGTCGATGCCCTGTCGGATGACTCCCTGTCCGAGCCCGCCCGTGAGGCCCTCGGTGACGCCGCTCGAGTACGCCGCAGGGGCCGTGCCCGGAGCTGCGCCAGCACCGAAGGTGAGGGCGGCTCCAGGCATGACGGCGCTTGCCGCTGTAGCGATGCCGCCGAGCACCTTCGCCGCGGCCGGCGTCTTGTCGTAGCGCTCGTCCTCGCGGGCCTGCGCTTCGGACTTTGCCTGTTCAGCCTGGTACTCCTCGAGATCTCTCTTCGTTAGGAGGCGCGCGCCTGCGGGGAGCTTGTCCTTGTCGGCTTCATCGATGAAGCCAAACCGGCCATCGGGGTCGAGTACGGCAACCTTGCCCATTACTTGCCGGGCCTCTCGAAGCTGCCAGGCATCGCCGCGGGCTTGGCGTTAGGCGACGTGACGCCCTTGGAGGCGGCACCACGCTCCACGAGTCCACGAAGGAGCTTCATCTTGTGTAGTGCGCTCGCCTCGTTGTCGCCCGGCCCGATGACGTAGGGCCCCGCGTACTCTTCGAGGAGCGCTCGATTCTTGGGCTCCGTTGCATCGGTGCTGAGCTTGTAAGCGGCCGCAACGGCCAGCCTGGCCGTGTTGTTGTAGGACTCGCGCGTAGAGACCATCTCCCGCGCCTTAGTTGCTCCAGGCGCCCACGCAGGCGCGTGAGCGATGGCATCGTCCGTCACGCCACCCTTGACGATGGCCTTGACGTTGTCCTGGCCGTACCCGATGGCATTGAGGAGAGCATCGCGCTCGATCCGGCCCTTCGTCTCTTCGAGCGCGAGCTTCTGCGCGTTCTCCTTGCCGAGCCCGCCATTCTGCTCGCCATCCAGTGCAGCCTTGTCGCGCTGCAAGAGCAGCTGCCCGCCGACCTTGCCGCCTTCGATCCGCTCCTGCTGGCCATACTCGACCTGCTTTGCGCGGAGCGCCTTCGCCTCGGTCTCGTTGTAGATGAGGCCCGTATTAGGGTCCTGCCAGTAGCGTCCACCCGACTGCGCCGGCATGAATTTGATCCCCTGCTGGATCATCAGCATGCGGTCGTTGGAGAGCTGGGCGAGCGCTTCGAGGGCACGATTCCCCGTCTCGTTGCCCTTGTTCAGCGCCGCGATCTGGCCGAGCTGCGCGGCGACCACGTCTTGACTGGCGACACGCGCAGCGAGGCGCGCTGCGTTGGCGTTCTGGTATTTCTGCATCGCTGCACTGAAGGCGCTCTGCTTCGCGTTCACCGCGTCGCGCCCGGCCATGTACGCGAACTCCTGCGCCTTGATGTCGTCGTCGATTCGCTTCTGGATCATGCTCTGGCCGCCGGTGAATCCGGACAGCATGACCTCGAGTGCTCCGGCGATCTTCTGCCCCGTCGAGCGCGACGCCCAGAAGCGGCCGTGGTCGATCTGACCGAGGCGAGAGAGCTGCCGCGCGGTCTGGTCGAAGTCGTCCTGTCGCGCCTGGAGCTCCTCGTCCTGCTCGGCAAGCGACTGTTGGTAGGCGGCCTCTCGGAGACGCGCAGCGCGCTCCTGCGATACGGCCATCTGGTACTCGTTGTCGGCGGCCCTCGCGTTGCGCTCACCCACGGCGCCGATGGTGCTCGCATAGGTGTCCTGCCGGACGTCCTGAGCGTTGCGAAGCGTGGGGCCGCGAAGGTCGACCTCGTGCGCGGGAGAGCCGCCGCCCATCGTCGGGACGAGGTCGAAGGCGTGCGGGTCGGGGCCAGGCTGAGGTGCAGCGGGGCTAGCGGGCGCGGGGGGCCCCTGAGGCCCAGGGTCCACTCCGACGCTGATGGGCGGCGCGCTGGGGTTGACCGGACCGACGAACGGCGCTGCGGGCGGAGGTGCCGGCGGCGCCGGAGGAGGTGCTGGCGGCGGTCCTGCTGGCGCTGGAGGCGGCGGCGCTGGCGGGACGTCGGCGAGCGCCGGGAAGCCGGTCGCGTTGGGCGGCGGCGCGACGGGCGCGAGCGGCGTCCCTGACACCACCGGGGTTGCGGACGGCGGCCCGTAGCCCGCGAGCTGAGCGCCCGGAGCGAAGGCGGACCACACGTCTGCCAGGTAGGGGTTGATCGGACCGCCCGGCATTACTTGCCCCTCAGGATGTCCCAAAGGGAGCGTTGCTTGCGCCAAGCTGGCTCGTCACCGGTACGCCCGACGATGCGCTGCTTAGCGTCCGCGTCGGAGAGCGAGAGCACCGTGTTCGCCACCGAGTGCGCTGGAGCTGGAGCAGACTTCTCGCGCTCGGCTCGGTTCATCGCGGCTCGTTCCTCGTCGAGCGCCTTCTGTGCGAGCGCGCGCTCGCGGTAGCGGGCTTCGTCCTCAGCGTTGAGCACGGCCGCGGATGCGCCTGTCCCTGCGCTCATCGCCGAGACGGCAGGAGCGAGCCCAGGAGCCGCCACGCTGAGGATGCTGGCGAGCTGGCTCAGGCGCATCGCGTCGTTGGTGCCGTTGGCCTCCTGCCGCCAGTCGCGGTGAGCCTTCGACTCTCCAGTGACCGGATCGTCGGAGCCCTCGACGGGACCGCCTTCCTCGCGCGCGCCGCCGTAACCGGTAGGTCCCGCCGACGGGTTGCTCTGGTACTTCGTCGCGAAGTCGCTCATCGCCTTGCCGCTGGCCGCGACGTCCTCTCCGCCTGTGCCGTTGAGCACCTCGTAGGAGGTTGCACCGGCACCGCTGCCGGGGCCCATCATCGGCATCGGCTCGTCCGGTCGGTGCTGGCCAATCGGGACGAGGCCCGGCGAGATGGGGCCGCCGAAGGCGCGGGCTCCGGCGATCTGAATGAGCTGCGGAGGGACGTAGCCGCCGCCACCGTGGTAGCTCGTGTCGATGCGGGACGCGTTCTTCATGCCCTCGTCACCCGACTCGCTGAGCACATCGGACAGGCTCTTCTTGCGCTTCGCTTTCGCATCGGTGCGCGCCTGCTTCTTGTCGAGGTCTTGGCGGTAGCGCGCCTCCTCGGCGGCATCGTCCTCGGCCTGCGTCGTCTTCTGGTGGTGGCGAGCCTTGTAGTCGTTCTCCCAGACTGCGTTCTTGTCCTTCTCGTCGATGTCGTCGACGGTCTTGTTGACCCGGTCCTGCGTCTCGCCGATCTGCTGGCGCTGGTCGGAGATGCGCTGGCCAAGGTCGTCGTACGGCTGCATACGCGCCTGCTGGTCCTGCGCGGCCTGCCACGAGTACGCGGTAGCGTCGGGCTGACCCGTGCCCCACGTCGACATGGGCGGCTGGTAGCCCGGGGGGATCTCGGCGGACGGCGGCGCCGCCATCCCGGCCTCGATGGGCCCTCCCTCCGCTCGCGCCTGGACGGGACCTCCGCACATGCGGGAGCCCATCAGCTGCGAGAGCGACACGTCCCGCGTGCGGCTCTCGCCACGGTCGAACAGCTTGTTGACAGTCGACGCTGGCGAATGTGCGAGAGCGCGCTGCGTCTGATCTGCGGTGAGCACGTAGCCGTCATCGCGCGGGACGACGAGCTCGGGGCCCTCCTCGCCGACTAGGTAGGCCTTCTCCGCGTGCGCCGGCCCGCCCTTGGCCAGCGCACCAGCGACAACGCCGAGCCCCTTTTGAGCGATGCTCATGACGCCCTCGGCGTTCTTCTGGTTCATCGCCGCGTTCTGGCCGGCGACCTGCGCGTTGATGCCCTGGGCGCCGAGGTCGTTCGCGCTCTGCTGCGCCTCGTAGTTCGTCCGCGCTCCGAGCTGCGTCGTGCGCACCTGGTTAGCGAGTTGGTCGTACGAGAGCTGGCGCGCGTCGTTGCGCGCGCTCTGGTTGTCTCGGAGCCCGGCGTTGAACTGGTTCTGCTGCGCCCCGAGCTGCGCCTGCGCCTGCGCCTGCCCGGCCGCCTGGCCCTGGCTCGCGAGGTCGCCGCCGCGAACGTTGCTCCACATCCCGGCCGCCGCGTTCGTGTCGTCGCGCCGCTCGCCCGCGGCATTGATCTGCGCCTGTCCGCTGATGTCGCTGGCCATGTTCGCGGTGTTGAACGCCGCGTTGCGCTGCGCCGCTGCGAGCCCGCCCGCGCCGCGAGCGCTGCCCGCCTGCGAGGCCTGCATCGCCTGCGCCTGCTGCATCTGGCGATCGGCCTGCTGCTGCGCAATCGACGGCACTCCACCCGTCGCGCGCTGCTGCATGATGTTCGCGAGCGAAGTCTGTTGCTGGCGCGCCGCCTGTCCGCGTACTCGGTCGCTCTGCGCCTGGCCGTAGTCGATGCTGACCTTGTCGGCCTGCGTCGCCTGCCGGCCCTGCGACTGGTCGCCCTGCTGCGTGTACGCCTTCGCTTGATCCTCGGCACCCGTCTCCGAGCCGCCGTAGTTGTAGTTCTGCGAGTTGACCTGGCGGCCCTTTGACCGCTCGTCATTCTCCGACCCGAACAGACCGGAAACAAATCCGCCGATTCCTTTACCCATTACGAGGCTCCTTCCGGTACGTCCGCCGGGCCGTCCTTCGGCGAGATGTCGAGCGTGAGCGCGATCCACGTCAGCCCGCGTCCGCTATCGACACTCCCGGTGGACGGCTGAGCGTCGGTGATGCGTGCGCGCACGGCCATCCCGTCTGCGTTGTCGCTGGGGTCGTGCCTGAGCCGCGTGATGGGCTGAGATCCGAGCAGCGTGTCGATCTGAGCGCGGGTCCACGTCGTCGCGGACTCGTACGACTCGTTGTAGTTGTAGCCGAGCGCGATCGAGATGTCCGCTCCGGTGTTCATCCTCATCATCGCGAGCAGGCGGTTGACCTGCTGCTGGCCCTGGATCCCGGCCGCCTTGAACCACCCGGTCTCGACGGACATCGTCACCCACGTCTCGTCGTCGAGATGAGAGTCGGACTCGAGGTGGAGCACGCCATCTGCACCGAGCCATGCGTACCGATTGGCGAGCCCGTTCCACACTACGCAGGCGTCCTGCGAGGCCTCGTGCGACGTCGTCCCGGTCTTGTCGTCGACGCTCTGCCAGTCGTTGAGGGTCAGATCAAAGACGATGTCCCGGCCGCCGCCGACCTCGGTGTAAGGCGGCTCCAGGTCTTGCGAGTACCCCTGCACCAGGCCGGTACTGAGGATCGACTTCGCCAGCGTGAATCGGACGAGGTTGTTGCGCGCATCGAGCACCGCACTCGTGACGTTGGGCCAGTCGGCCAGCGTGCTCTGGATCTTCTCGCCGATCCACACGGGAGACCCACCGCGCGTGAGCAATTCGACACCGCGGTGCGACAAGAAGAAGGTCCCGAGCGACGTGGTAACGACGCTGAGCGGATTGATGCAGCCGACGTCGAGCGCGATCCGCCGAGGCGTGCCGAGCCCGCCGCTCGCGCCGTTGTCGCTGGGGGCCTCTCCGCCGACGGCCCAGATCCCAGTCTCCTTGAAGGCGTAGAGCGTCCCATCCTGCACGGCAAGAGCGGTGATGTCGCCCGGACCGTCGACCGTCACGAAAAACTGCTCCGCGGAGAACCACGTACCCTCGCCACCGATGGTCTGGCCGGACCACCACAGATCGGAGCCAGACGCGACGACGAGCATCCCGTTGTAGGAGACGACGTCCGAGCAGTAGGGCGGCGCCTCGTGCTGGAGCGGAGCTCCGCCAGTACCCGGGAGTACGCCCGTGCCGTTGAGGAGCGGCTGATAGATCAGCGACGCATCGCTGGTCTCGTCGGAGATGCTCACGTTACCCGTGCCCGACACGTATGCTCTAACCCGCTCGACGAGGTAGTAGACCTTGCCCCCCGCGATGGTCCGATAGAAGGCAACGCGCACGTCTGTACGCGACGTGATGCGTAGCGGGTTGCATTCGACGAGTACGGCCTTGCCGGTAGCCGTGAGAGTCACGGGCGCGCAGACACCGGAGATGGTCACATTGGACGCGCCGTCGGCGCCCTCGAACACGGCCACGTAGCGCACGTCACCCGTCGGCCCCGTGAGCGATCCCGTGTCGGTCGCGGTGAGGTTCTCCGGCGTCTGTAGGAAGGAGGCTTCCTGCACGCGATCCGTCGACAGGTAGGAAAGGAGGCCGCCAGACAGGAAGGTGCAGCCGTTATGGCTGGCCGGTCGCCATCGGTTGATGTCCGAGAAGTCGACCGCTGCGACGGCGTACGCTCTGGTGCTCGCCGTGCGGAGCACCGTGACCACGTACCCCGTACGACCATCACTGAGCGTCACCGGTGGGCACGTCATGTCCGTGGCCATGAGCCCGGGCAGGAGCATTGCGTGCGGTGGGATATTCTCCGTCGCGTCCGTGTAGGACCGATCCGTGAGGTCCCCGAGCATGACGGAATACGAGACCCCGACGTAGTTGTCCGCGGCTGACAGGAGCCCGTACGTACGGCCCCCAATTGAGGCGGGCTTACCAGCCGGATTGACGCCGTTGCCGTCCGTGGTGCCGAGGATCGTGAACGTCCCCCCGCTCTGCTGCATGCCCACGATGACGAGCCGCCCCACCTGGGAGGACGCCGAGCTCGGGCCCCAGTACGCAACAGCGGTGGACGTCGAGACCGACACGATGTTTGGCGGCCGAGTGGAGAGCAGACCAGCGGTCGCGTGGATCGTCGTCACCGACGTGAGCGGCGTAAACGTCGAGGTAAACGGAGAGGCGCGCACCAAGAGCACCTCGTTCCAGACCAGCCAGATGATATCCAGCGAAGCGTCCACTCCGACCTGATCGGGCGTAGCGCCGGACGTGTTGATATCGGCCGTGCCGATGACGCCGCCCGCGTTGAAAGTCGTCAGCGTGATCTGACTGGTGCCTCCCTTGTCGTTGACATAGGCCGCGACGGCTCGGTCGGACATGGCCGACACGCTGAGGTTGTAGCTGGCGGTCGCTCGATGCGTATCGATGGTGGCGACGTAGGACCACCCAGCAAGCACCGTCGCGGTTGTCGAGCAATCGAGCTTGCCGAGGTACAGGTTACCGGTCGACCCATTGCCGAAGACGCAGAGCACGTCGGTCCCCAGCGCCACGAGGTGGAACACTGGGGTCGCCGCCGTGTCGATGTCACCCACGAGGAGCGGGACGGCTGGAGAGGATGCGTGCTGGACGATGAACTTGGGTCCGCGCGATCCGTTGAGGTAGGTGGAATAGGCAACGACAAGGAACCCGTTGCACACCACGGCGTCGTACTGCGCTGGAGCCTCTACGGGCACGTTCGCGCCCAGGTAGATCATCTCCACGGAGCAGGCGGAGGCCTTGCCGCCGGTCGCCACCGTCGAGCCAAGTGACTCGCTGTACACGTCGACGCTGCCCGCTCCGCTGACCACGCAGGGGGCACCGTTGTGCGCAAAGCACCGCCGGCCATCAGACCGAGCGCTGTCGTCAACGCGCGTCGAAGAGAGGGGGTTATACCCAAGCCGCTTGCTGAGCCCTCCACGTCGGTCCTGTCGCCCGTTTACGATGACGGGGAAGCTCGCCGACGGATCGAGGATCTCCCCCTGCATCGACTCGTCGAGCAGCCCAGCGAACGACACCTGCGTGAGAGAGCGAGGGAGCGCCATCAGCCGCCGACCTCCTCGATTCGGATCGTGACCGTTCCGGCGACCTCGGAGAGGAGCACCAGCACGTCATCGGTGGAGGTGTCCGACCGGTGCAACTGCGCTGGGCCTCCGTCGGTGGCATCCACCACCCACCACCGGACGCGGCCACCCATCCCATGAGGAAACGCGTAGGTCGTGACGCCGTCCCCGTTGACCTCGATGTCCTCGTAGTCGATGCGCCTCGGATTGGGACGGCGCTCGAGTCGGGAGATGGCAGCAACGATGGTGGTGACGAGCCGCGCGAGCGGCTTCGGCTGGGTCACCTGCTCATCGGTGATCTCCACGGGCGGCTCGGGCGGGGTGAGCAGCGATCGGAGCTGCCCAGCAGCGCTCACGACGCTCGCCATCGACGAGCGGATCACCGCGACCACCTCGGGGTACGCCCCCACCGGTCACGCGTCCTCGTGTCGAGCACGCGCGGAGGGCTGTTTCGGTCACGGTTGCGGCCGAGCGCTTCGATCTCCGGCGTCATCTCGTCGATGAGCGCCTTGCACTGCCCGGCCAGGTCCCAATTCTTGTCCTTGATCGCGATGAACCGAGCGGCGTACGCGATGATGTAGTCGTCGAGCCGGTTGATCGTGTCGTAGTTGGCCACGTCGCTCGCAAGCTGCGAGGTCGCCGGCACGTACCAGACGAGGATGTTGTACTCGTCCTGCGGCGTCGGGAGAAACTCGATGCTCGATCCGCGCAGCCGGTAGACGGCGGGGATACCGAGCGTGGTCACGTCGGGCGAGATGATCGCCGGGCGCTCCAACATCTCGTACGCCTCGAGCCATCGACGGCGGCCGTCCGCGGTCATCTCGAGTGAGATCAGCGTGTCGAATCCGGAGACCAGCGAGTAGGTCGACTGGCCCTCGGAGGTGGTGATGGTCGTCGACGCGAGGAACCGCTGGTCCGGCAGAGCGGTGGTGATCTTGCGGTGCAACGACCCCAGCGCGCGGTTGATGTAGTCGTTGACGTCGGCGTCCGGATGGCGCGCGAGCGCAGTCGTGCCCTGCACGTTGGCAAACTTGCGAGTGCCATCGCGCATCTCGAGCAGAGACTTGTTCAGCGCAGCCATCCGGACCTCCTCACTTGCAGCAGCGGACGAGGCTCACGAGAGCGTCAGCCGCGCCTTCGTCGTCGCCGTCCTTGATCGCCGAGACGACCAGCTTGGCGTACTCCTTCGCGTCGCTGCCCTCGCCCTTTTCGGAGGCGGGAGCGGACTCCTCGGCTTCTTCGTCGTCGGGCATGGGCCCGCCGCCCTTCGGCGGCATGCCCTTACCCAGGATCGCGAGCAGGCCCTTCATCAGCCGGTGAACCGGTCGTTGAGGGAGTCGCACGAAGCGCTGAGGACGATGTAGACGACGTCACCGCTTGCGGGAGCCGTCGCCACGCCGGCGCTGTTGGTCGATACGGACGTGAGCACGAGCGTGCCGTCCGTCGCGACGTTGTTGGTCGTGATCTGCATCGAGACCGGGTCTGCACCCGTTGGCTTCGCCCAGCTCTGAGAGAACTCGGTGATCTCCGAGTAGATCTTCGGGAGACGGACGGTGAACGTGGTGGTCGTGGTTTTCTCGATCGTCGCGTCCTTGGAGCGGTACGAGACCGCCGAGGACGAGCCGAACGTGCAGCGGATCTTGAACGTGTGCTCGGAGTACACGTTCGTCAGACCCGCCGGGCAGAGGACGGGCTCGCCCATGATCAGACGCGCTCCAGCTCGACGACGAAGACGCCAGCTCGAACGACGACGCCCGTGGACGCCTTCGCGATCTCGAACGTCAGCGTGCTGAGCGCGTCCACGATGACATTCGCGGCGGTCAGCACGAGCGCCTTGGGGGCGCCCTGCGTAACGTCACCGCTCGACGTAGTCGTGGTCGTGAGCGTGGCTACTGCCAGCTTGTTCGCCGCCGCGGAGTCACGCTTGTTGAGCGTGACCGTCGCGTAGGTGCTGTCGTTGGCGGTGATGCCGCCGGTCGTCGCGACGTAGTACACGGCGCGGACGCGAGACTTGTGCGGGATCACCGTGCCCGTGTACGTCTCGCTGGTCGTGGTCGACGCCATCGCGTCGTCGGAGGCCTTCGTGTACGACACGAAGTAGGTGTTCTGCTGGCGCACAGCAGTGTTGGGATCGGACGCGCCGTAGGTCTGCGCACGCCCCGCATCGCGGTACTTGATGATCTCGATATCGGTGGGCATTGGCGGGCTCCTTTCAGGCCGTGCGAACGCGAACGTTCGGCCAGGGGTTGTCGCAGTAGATCTGCTGGTCACCGACGGCGCGGACCTCGCGGGCATCCGCGGCGTCCTCGAGCATCGGACCGTTGGGGGTCGCGTCGTCGTCCCAGTGGAAGAACTCGCCGCACGAAGCCTTGGTGAAGGTCTCGGTGCAGAGGAAGCGCTCCACGTCGGTGGGCATCCACGGATCGGCGATCACGTCCGTCGTGCCGGCAGGACCGACGAGGCGGATCGCGTCGTACTCGACGCCGAGGTTCATGCCGCCGGTCGAGGCTGCGGGGGACTTGGTCATGACGACCTTGTTCCCTAGCTCGATCATGAGGTCCGTCCACGCCGTGGTCGACGTGAGGTAGACCGTGCGACCTTCCGCCTGGCCGGAGTCCGCAGACGCCTGCGAAGCGAGGAGGAAGCGCTGATACGGGCTCTTGCCGCGAAGGTCGAGGCAGATGCCCGCGAGCTGCTCCGGAGCGTCGGAGCGCGTCACGCCGAGGAAGGTCGACGGCGAGCCGCCAGACCAGTCGGGGAGCCACGCGTCGAGGCCGTAGAAGACCGACGTGGGCCCGAAGGCGCCATCGCGGAACAGGTACGACGTGGTGGTGATGCCGGGGATGGCGCTCGACCACGAGGTCTCGACGATGGTGATCGTCGGCGCGCTGACCGTACCGCCGACCGAGGCGACCGTGACGGTGCCCGGGAGGACGGAGCCAGACGTGCCGTCCGTCGTCGCCGCCTGGAGGGTCATCCCCTTGACGATGCGGCGACGGTCGACGCCCTTGTCGAGCGTGATGGTCTGCGAGGTGAGCGTCGACGTCGACTTGATGCGGCCGAGGGAGCCGCCGCCGTTGCCGTGAATGAACGAGGAGAAGTCGTTCTTGGCCTGGTTCATCAAGCCTTTGCTGTCGCGGACCATCGGGTCCTTCAGCACGGCGCGATTCCCCGTGAACTTCGCGCGGCGCCAGATGTCTCCGGCGATCGAGAAGTTGCCGTAGTACGACGCGAGCTGAACCTGGAACTCGACGGCGGTGGACGCCGACTTGTTCCGCTTCGCCGCGCCGAAGTCGCCGAGACCCTGAGGAGGGCTCGTGCCGACGGTGACGTAGCGGATCTTCTCGCCGAACTTGGTGTCCGTCTTGAAGAGTCCGAGCGCCGGCGAGCCTTTGAGGATCTGCTCGGCAATGGCCGCGTCGGGCCAGATGTTTCGAATGAGCTTGTACGTTGAGAGTTGAGCGGCAGGCATGCGGGCCTCCCCGCACGCGCCTCAGAAACTCACGTGTCGCTGAAGGCGAGATTCGCGCGCTCGATCAGACTCAGCTTCGCAAGCTGCGCGCTCCCGTCGACGACACCCGAGCGCTGTTGCGCGAGCGAATTCGTGACGTGGGTGGGCGCCTGCGCTGCGGCGGGATTCGGTCGGGGGGTGGTCGCTTGCGGTCGCTGGTTGGCGGCAGGTCCGGCCGCGTAGATCTTGCCGAGCGCCGTCAGTCGATCCTCGATCTCGTCGAGGAGCGCCTGAGGCCCGGCGTTCGGGGGAAGGGCTTCTGCTGCGCCCATCGTGAGTGCGTGGAATTCTTCGATGCCGTGGTGCTCGAGGAACCGAGCCGCCAGCGGCGACGTCTGCGCGTTCTGGTGAGCGAAGCCTGCGAACTGCTCGAGCGCGACGCGCTCCTGCGCCTGCTCCGCTACCGTCTGCTGCTTCGCGATGAAACCGGTAAGCTCCTTACGAAGCTCCTCGTTCGCCTGCTTCAGCGCGGCGATCTCCGGGTCCACCGCGCGCTTCGCCGCGCTCGTCGCGATGGCCGACGGATCCGCCATCTGCTCACGGAGCCAGTTGCCAAGTTCCTGCGGAGACAGCTCGGGATTCTGCGACGCGAGCGCGAAAAACTGCTCCTTCGAGAGCTTCTTCGGATCGACGTACGTGGCGTACGCTTTCGTTCGCTCCTCGGTCTCCGCAAGCTTGCGGCGAAGCATCTCGTTCTCTCGGATCGCCGCCTTCGCGTCGACCGCCGAGCGGCTCTTCGCGTTGAGCTCGGCGAGCTTGGCGCGCCGCTCCGCACGAGCCTTGGCAAGCGCGTCCGGCTCCGCCGAAGCTGCCGGCGAAGCCTGGCCTTCAGGAGGGGGGGAGGGCTGGCCAACCTCGTCGGCAGCATCCGCGGGGCCGAACACGGAGTCGAGCCGCTCATCGAGGGAGGGGAGCGGGGTGGCTTCGGTGGTGGGAGCAGTCGCTTCGCTCATGGGTCCTCAGGCCGCCATCACTGGCGGGGTTGCGCCCGGCATTGCTGGTGCTGGTGCGGGCATGGGTGGCGCGCCAACATCGGGCACGCCGTTGACGTTTGCTGGTCCGGCCGTCGGCTGATTCACCGGGGCCATTTGCTCTGCGTTCGCCTTCGCGATGATGTCGTCGCACTGCTTCATGAAGCGGCGCAGAAGGTCGAGGTTGAATTCGGGCGCGCCGTCGAGCAGCGCGCGGTTGTAGGTCTGCTGCGCGCGACGAGGTGCCCAGCCAGGCTTCTTCCTGCCGGTGTCGTCCTCGGTCCAGATCTGCTGGTACTCGGAGGGCGGCATGTACGCGGCCTCTCCGTCCTCCTCCTCCGCGTCGAGCATGCGCTCGAGCATCTCGTCGACGACCATCTTGTCGGCCGTCTCGAGGTCCAGCTCGCTCTGGAGATCCGGATCGTCGAGCAGCCGAAGGAACGTCGCGCGGTCGATCTGCTGCGACTCCCACATGTCATTGAGCGCCTGCTTCTTCGCGGCCGGCTCCGTCGGGAGGAACGACGTGGGCGAGAGCTTCAGCTCCGCGCCGTCGACGTAGACGTCCGACCACTTCAGCGGTAGCAGGCCCTTCTTCATGGGCACGCTGACGGCGTATTCGCCCTGCGTCTCCGCGATCAGCTTGGCGCAGTCGACGAAGCGCCGGCCGATCTCCAGCGTCCACGTCGAGTACGCGGAGTCGAACATGAAGAAGCGCTCGGTCTCCTTGTCGTCGAGCGTCTGGAGCGCGATGGCGGCGGTGATGCCCGCGGGCTTCTCGCTCTGCACCGACATCTCGGAGAGGCCGACGTCGTTGAGCGCGTCCTGTCGGAGCTCGCGCGGGCGCGCGCGCATGTGCTCGTTGACCAGGTCGGCGTGGAAGATCTCCGGCTTGCCGCCCGTCTGGTGACCGGTGATCTGGATGCCGTTGCGGATGTCCTGGTAGGAGATCTTCGCGTTGTCCGGCACCATCACGTGCACGCCGCTCAAGCGGTACTGCTCGGAGAGCACCTCGCACGACTCGTTGATCGCGTACTGGTAGCCTTCGAGCTGCTCGATGAGCCCGGTGCCCTTCGAGCCGACGACGGGCTCGTTGTAGTTGAGCTGGACGTCGGGGAAGTAGTCGTACGGCCACGGCTCATCGACGAGGATGCCCGCCGTCGTGAACACGAGGTGCCGCCCGGTGCACTTGTGGCGACGAGGCCGCGCACCTCGTCCTCGGTCCTCTCCGCTACCGGCGTCGGTCTCCGTCTCCTCGGCGCTGTCGTCGGTGCGCTCTTCGGCTTCGGCCTCGGCGTGCGCGTCCGGATCGTCGCAGAGGTGATACGCGTCCACGACGTGGATGCGCTGCACCGTGCTGGTGGCGTAGTCCGTATCGAGCTGCGTCGTGAAAAGTGACGCTTGCTCGATGGCGCGCTTGATCTTTTCGTTCCAACCACCGGCCTCCGTTCGTGCGAACGTCTCGAGCGCCACGCCCTGATCCATCGAGCGCTGGTAAAAGCGGTTGCGCGGCGAGCCGTAGCGCGCGTCCCATTCGTCGTCGAAGACCTCCCACGGGAAGCGACGCTCGACGCGGATCCGCTTGCCGGAGACGAAGACGCATAGGTGCCCGCGACCGAAGACGAGAGCATCGCGCACGATCATCGGCGCAACGCGCTCGAAGATGCGCTGGCGGTAGAACTCGCCCTCGAGGAACTGGGACATCTTCCGGGCGCGCTTCTGCTTCGACCAGTCGCCGCGCTGCGTATGCGCTACGGGGAGCGGTCGACGCTTCGCTACCTTCGCCTGTAGCGTGTCGACGCCTCCGCGACAGACGTTGTGGGGCAAGACCGCCTGCTCGTATTCCGCGAAGCGCATCGAGCGTCCGCGCACGCCGTAGCGCTCGGACTGCTTGTAAAAGCCGAGGTGCAGTTCGTCGGCTTCGAGGCGCCACTCGCTCTCTTCGCGCACGGTCTGGAAGACCGCCGTGAGCGCCCCGTGGAGCCCATCGCCCCGCTTGGTCGGCCAATCGGCG